GGGTTTAAACTTTTCTCCATCAAATACTAACAATCTTTTTTCTGTACTATTGTAGTAAAGTTGACCTTGTAATGGACTATTAGGAGGAGAAGTATTTTCATTGGCAAAATTACTCAACATCTTTACTAGATTATTGTTGTAAATTTCACCATAATTATTAACATTTTTACCTATAAAAGTTATGCTTGTTGTAACATCATCAATGGTACCAGTAGGTAAACTTACAAGAACAGTTCCATTATTATTATATACAGTATATGACATAAGTTTAGGTCTTTATTATCCAGTGGACAGATCCATTTAATACCACTGCCGGTGTTATTTCAGGTACAAAAAACGTACCAGGACCTGATGAACCAAAAGTAGTACCAATCACACTATACAATTTTGGATAGTTAGTACTCGTAGGTGGTGTAGGAGAATTGGTAGAATTAGCACATAACAGCCAACCTGCGGGAATATTGGTATTTGTACCAAAGGCAGTAACCGTGCCTGCAGGAACTAGTCCAGGTATAGTAGGAAACTCAACATCTTTAAGAAAATCTGATTTAGAAACAACTTCTAAATCACTCGTACTTGTACCTGTGTTCAACACTACCATAGAATGATTTAGTGTAGCAGAAGATGTACTAATGGTAGCAGTTATCATACTCCTGTGTAAGGTAGTTGTGAATACCACATTCGCTCCACCATTGAAGGTAACTGCTGTGCTTGTTACATGTCCTGTTATTCTAAATTGTCTGGCATTTTGCAGTCGTGTTGCTGTACCTTCTAATCTACCATAAAATACTGTAGTGGCAGTACCGGTATTTCCTACCCCTAAAGAATAACCAAAAGATCCGGCATGTATATGTCTAAATCTTGTTGACGTGCTACCTATATCATAAACATCATGCTTACCAGGCTGTAAAATTATTCCGTTGCTTGATGTAGATCCAATTGTTAATTTACCAGTAGATGTGGTTAAACCTGAAATTGATAAATTTCCAGTAACACTAACATTATTTCCAAAATTGCTCTTACCGGTTACTTGTAAAGATATATTAGGTTCTGTGATTGTCAATAAACCAGTAAATCTTCCAGTACCGAATACATCTAAGGTAGGATCTCCCACATTTGTTGTGGTGTTAATTCCTACATTTAATCCATTAGGATTAAATTTTAAATATGACTTATCGTTTATACCTACAGTTAACAGTCTTTCTTCATCGGTAAAATTGATAAATCCACCGGTTTGTCCACTATAAAATTCAATATTTTGATTAAAATTGACGTTTCTTACCTTGAAACCAGAACTACTATCTACATACAGCGTTCCTGTATGAATCTGTATAGTACTTGGTCGGTTTCTTAATATCTCGGACGCCTTTAAAACTGTAATATTGTTTACTACAAGTCCCTGTGCCTTTTCAGATATACCGTTGTATCTTGCTGCAACTTTGGTTGTTAAATTTGTACCTGTCTGAATACTGGTAAATCCGGGAATTACTTTTTTGGGCACAAAACTATTATAACTTATAATTTCTACAATATTGCCATTTGCCCAATTCTTAATTACAGGGTATGTCTGTCCTGTATTACTTTCTACAAATTCAAACTCTGTTCCAGTTTTATCAACATCAGAACCAATCACAGGACCAACTAGTCTCCATTCTGCCCCGGTTCTAATTTTAAGTTGACCGTTTTGAGTGTCGACCCAAATATCTCCTTCTCTTACAGTATCTAAAAATTGAACATACGGATCATTAGACTGTTGGTAAACACCGCTTGCTGCACTCCATCTACTACTAGTATCTGTGCCGTTATTAACTCTTAAAACTTTTTGATTTGGATTACTTGTATCATACCATAATTGACCCTCTATAGCATTCTCAGGAGGGTACGGACTGGAAAAATGTTCAAGTAATTTTAGGAAATTTTGGCTGATATGACTACCATAGTTTTCATTTCCAGCACCTGGTAAATCTAAACTTGTGTCGTAATTATTAAGACCGGATCCCGTAGCCTTACTAGGAACAGTAATATTAGAAGTTTTAAAAGGATCTGAAAACTTTAAAACGTAATTTCCTGACATATTATGTTCCTGAACTTAAACTTTGTATTCTAACGGTATAATCAATTTGGATCATACGATTTAACGACTTTTGTACAGGATGGAATATAACATGAGTTAATAAGTATCCGTCTTGTAAACCTGCAGGTGAATATGAGTACAGGCCAATTTCATCGAACACAAATGTAGCATTGTTATTTGTTTCATTATCAAATGCTAATTGATTAGTAGGTTCACCGAAGTCTAATAAACAACTTACAAGAATATCACTATAATAAGTTCCAGGACGGTGTCTAACCTCCATGTAATTTCTAGCAGGATCTGTGCTTGTTGCATCTCTAGAATCGACAACTTTTTGATAGGTTCTATTATATAATCCTGCTGTAGATCCTACTGTATTTGGAGTTTTGTATGTTATAATCCCAGTCGGATCTATTAAAGTCCCACCATTACCGAACGCCATAGAGTTAATAAATCCAGAATTTTGATGACTCATAGCATTGGCCAATCCTTGACTGAAATTTTCATAGTGAATAGCATTTCTTTTATCTACAAAAATTTCATCAGTCGTGGGGTCATATATCTTAAGATAACCCTCTATATTCAAAAAACCGTTTTCTCTACCTGGCTTCATCATGTGTAATTTCCAATATGATATTTATCAATTATTTTTATGGGCAGTTATCTTCCATATCTAAAGATTTTGGTTCTAGGAAACGCCTGCCCAGATGCGGGTCTATAGCCTGATAAATCAATACTTCCTACATAACCCTCTCTTCTTCTCAAATCTGGATGAAACAAAACCCTATTTCCGGCACCTAATATATCAGTTGTATCCGTAAAACCTCCAGAAGATGTTGTAAGTTGATTGATCTTAGCAAAGTTTCTTACGAATTGTACTGCTTGTGATCCACTCAACTTAATTCTATATTCTAAAATACAGGCCAAAGAACCTGTGACCTGCGGTGCTGCCATTGAAGTACCAGAATATTTAACCAAAGGATAGTTGGCGTTTCTAGCATCGTTCGCTGTAGAAGTTTCCCCTCTTGCAGAATTTATAGAACTAACAATGTTTGATCCGGGGGCGAAAACATCTGTTCTAGGACCTGTAGCACTAGAACTACGCTTTCTTTCTATAGAATTAGCATCTATAGAGCCAACCATTACACTATTATCTAAGGCATGTATACTGCCTCTCATGTAAAATGTCTGCCCACTTGAATCAACAATATAATTGTTATAATCATCTAACGGAGATCCAGAGTAATTACTAATCTTCAGATGTATATTACCTGCTGCTCCAACACTAACAATACCTGCATTTATACAATCTTTGATATCTGTTTCAACTCCTGTATCTCTTACTAAAATAGAATATGTAGATCCATTATTTAAAATTCCAAACTGTACAGATAATTGTGTGCCAGTGAATGGTCCGTTGTAAATCACTCCGCGGAATCGTACCGTAAGCAAACTAGAAATGGTTCCAGTTTTAACGAATCCCCAGCTATTGTTCATTATAGTAGGATTAGGTCTACCCGTAGCAGGATTTATAGGTTTAGTTAGATGCCAATATTTTAAAAAATCAAAACAATATACATAACCAACGCCGTTTGGGTTTAAACTAGAAGGGTCAATATTATAGATGTTAGCATCTTTGGCCCAACCTTGAGTATTACCAGCAGCAATACCTGCTACATGGCATCCATGATTCATCGATGCTTGTAAATTTGTATTGCTTGTATCATATGGACCATACACATAGGTACCGGGAGTAATCCCATATACTTGAAAGGCATCCTTAAACCAATTATACTGAATAACTCGAGTTCCACCGGTACCGTCTACATTTTTAGCAAATTCAGGATGATTAGGATCAATGTGACCATCTACAATTACTACATCTACATTTTTTCCGGACCCGTAAATTTTAGCAGTTCCGCTTTGAGTAGGAGTACTATCTTGCCCCCATCCAGTGCGTTGAGCACCTTCAGTACATCTAAGGATTCCCCAATTTTTCATTGAGTTTGTTATGGATGTAGATTTATCCCAATTACTACTTGTTTGATCGTAAAATTGCCTAAATTCATAACCCTTTTCATGAGGAGTTAAATCTACATGCTCAACTCTTGGATCATTTCTTAATTGGTTAGCCTCTTCTTCTGTTAGTCTATAAATTGTATTCCTACTAATAGGCTTTCTTAAACTACAATCAACTGCTCTATTTGGAATATACAGATTTCCACCAGGGGTTTCCATGTCATCATAGAAGTCATCTAAATCATTGATATCCTTCAGTGTTACTGTATATTCTTTTTCTTCCATTTGATTATCCTTCTAATTGAAGTAGGGTAAGCGTAACTTGAATAACAGCAGGCACACTAGATTTATTTGTCAATGATAGATAGATATTTCTATTAGGTGTAGCATCATTATTAAATCCTATTACACCCGGAGTAATTAACTGTGTAAGAGAACCAGATGTAGTTATAACTTCAGCGATAATACCTGACCCAGGATTAGGATCATCAAATTCAGAACGAGTACTATCATTGGTTCTACTGGTTGAGTCTGTATAAATCCTTACCCAAGTTGGCACAGATGTTTGAATTTTACTTAACATATAGGATTTATAACCTACCATTGTGATAGTAGCAGTAGCATTATTGCCTATAAGAGTTGTGCTTGTAGTTACATTATCTCTAATTGATAATCCTGTTGCTAGAAAGGTAGCCGTTACTGATACATCAAAACTTGAAGTGGTAAGTTTAGCCAATAATTGACCGCTACTTGTTCTAAAAGTATGAACATCACTATAATGAACATGTTCCCTACTGAATAGATCCAGTCGTGTTGATTCAACATTTGTGCCGCTATTAACAGAACTAAGAACAATTTTAGTTCCGCTTGCTGTACTTGTAAAATTATCAACCGCTCTAACAACTATTTGAGCGCCTAAACTACCTACTAATGTAGCCGTACTTGTAGTTTGTCCTCTAAATTGAATATATCCTAATTTATCTCCGCTAAGAATTGCCTTTCTTCTATCAATAGAAGCATTACCTCTTGATCCTAAGAAAACAATCTTATTAGTGTCAAGTAAGGTGTCATTATCAACAGTAGAGTCTTCAGAAGGCACACCGATTACATTAACAGCAGCATTTACAAATTTTATATTAGAACCATTGAATCCAGTTTGATTAAGTCCATTACTTCTTACCAATGTAGGAGTTATATTTCCTAAATTACTTCCAATACTAAATTCATTAATTTGATTATATCCAGTTCCTGTCCAAATCTGCTGAATGTGTACATGCGGATTGTAACTTGTTTCTTTAGCAACTATACTCGGTGGATAAGTAGATATTGAAAAATTTGTACCCTGATTAGTAATTTCACTCACATTACCTTGAAAGCGTTCAGCAGAAGTAAATGTTATTCCTCCAGTATTAAATCCTTTATCATTGGTAAAATAATATCCATCATAACCACCAACACCCATTACCCCTAAAACTTCATTTGCCAATGTCTGTACCGGGCCTCCGCTACCACCATTTGACTTTTCAAGGTTTATATATGGATATTTTCTAGTATCTAGTGCCCTAAAATTATCCTTATATGCTCTTATATTAATCGAAGACTGTAATTGAGTGCTAGAATTACTAATTGATAAAGTAGGTCCTATACTAACAATTACTTGACCCCCTATAGCCGCTTGTCCCTTGACAACTAAATTAGTAGTTGTACTGGTTCCAACAATATCCATATTATTAAATTTTATGGAAGCGGTGGTGCTTAGATTTTGATCAGCGCCTGTGATCGTTGTCCTCAAAAGATTATATAAGTTTTCATAGGACAACCTTTTGGTCATTCCAGTATCTACTGTTAAAAATGACGTAGCAAATGTCGGACTACCTATGAATGTTAAATCAGTAACTCTTGTCATATTAATACCTTCTCAATGATTGACCATCTCCATCCTCTAATGGCTCGTAATTTCCGTCAAGTAGTCTAGGATCTCCACCATAAAAATACCAATCTGGCAATTCTGCCGGAAAGTTTCTTATAAATCGTGCCTGAACAGACTGACTTGTTAATAGAGACTCAGTCATTGTCCAAACATAACCTTTTTTCTGTATTAGTGTTAGTTGAACGCCTGGTTCTACATTTTGTATATTTAATGTAATCGTCTGAGTAGATCCTAAAGAATTAATACTGAATTCAGGGTCTCTCCATTTAATACCTTTGTAAACATATCCTTTAACGGCATCTTCTTCTTTTGAATCCAAATATATCCAAACTTTATTAGTATCTGTACTAATATAAGATGTGCCAATTGTAGTTGTTGTTAATAGATTACTAGCAGAACTGACTGTTTGAGTAGACTGTATCCATGGTCCGTTATATACCCCCATAGATTCTTGATAAAACATTCCAGATTTCATTAAAGGCTTACCGCCATAGAAAACTTCTAGTTGGTCTATAAAAGGTATTCCTTGTGTTAAAATTATACCATTTTCACCCACAATACTGCTACCAGAAGTTGATATTGTATAAGTCGATGATGTAGTAGTTATAGTAGATTGAACAAACACACTATCAGCATATGGAATCGTTTGAATTATTCCTTGATCTATAACCTTAGCACCACTATCTACATAAAAGGCCGGGCCTGTTCCTAGTGTACCTCTTCTAAGACTTTGTAACTCGTTATTATCGGTGGCAAAAAATTCAATTCTTTCTCTATCTAATAAAACTATACCAGGTATGTTTCTTGCTGCATTCCATGGACTTAGTACGTTTTCGTTAAAAACTTTAATAGAATTATCGTAGTATCTAGTATCTTGTATTGTAAATGTTGTATGTGCTTTACTTAATCTCTTATAGTGTGTTCTGCCAAAAAAGTCATTGAACAATCTAAAACCATAAATTTCATCAGTATAGTCAGGTCGTTTAATGTGGGTAACTAATACATTAGGATTACCTTGAATATTAAGTTCTTCCAAAATTCTTATAGTTCTATTATCATCCTCTATCATAAATTCATATCTATGAATTAAAGGCACACCGTCAACATAAACCCACACATAATTGTCATCTAATACTGGATTTGCCAATTTAAAAAATTTGGCAGGGTTCCATGCAAACCTTTCATTCTTAAAAAATAATGAATCGTGATTATTAAAAGTTGTGACCTTAATAGAATTAACTGACTGATTAACTAAAGTTAAAATATTTCCAGAAATAAAATAATCGTATTCATTTGCAGGCAGATACATTATGGATAGATAAGATCCAACCGCAAACAGCCCAGGAACTAAATCAATAATTTGAAAATTATTAGGATTAGATAAATCTATCCTATAGTTAAATTCTAATCCAGGTTTAATCCTAACTCCATTTACATAAACAAAGACCTGACTAGTAGCATAGTACCGTTTTTTAAGATCATCAATATAGTAATCTAGTTTCCCTGGTGAGATAGTATAATTGCTTACAGGGGGCGGCATTAATCTTTTTCTAGTATTATTAGGGAAAGAAGTTAACTCTACAATGGCTTTATCGCTATATGGTTCCCATGCTCCTGGAGGAAAACTAAGTGTAAATGCTGTCTGACTTGTAGTTGTGGCTACGAAGACTTCTTCATTCATCCTATTAAATTTCATATATGGGGTATTAAAGAACCACGCCTCAACAAGTTGTTCAGTACCAGGCAGGTTATAACAATAAACAGATGCTCTAAAATTATCATAAGAGTTTTCTTTTATCATATAACCAAACTGTGTAGAAGTAGTAACCTTAGGAAGTTCTACACCATTGGCCATTACATAAACTGACTCAATGTCTTTCATCGACCCTAGACTTTCTACTACTACTGTACTTGTACCTTCTACATATACCGAATTACTGTCTATTAATCCAATACCTCCAATTCTTACAATTGTATACCCCGCTCTGCCTGATGTGGTCTGAGGTGGTAAAACAATACTTTTACCCTGTAAGAAAAACTGAGTATCTGTAGTAAAGTTTGTGCTGGTTGTTCTATTGTAATTTTTACCATTAAAATAAACTTTAATTCCGGCAGCACTATTTTCTTGAACAGATATTTCTGCTATAGTTTTTTCTCCTGCTACTATAGGAAATGCTCCGGTTACAATACTTGCGTAAGAATTATCCCCTTGAGTATATACTTCAATTCCTAGACTATCTGTAGTATGTCCTGGAACAAGTTCTTCCGGTGCGTAATCTACACTAGGTGACATAAATTCATCACCTAATATTATAGTTTCGTCTGCAGAAAAACCTGTAGCATTAGATAATTGCCCGTTTTCAAAATTAGAACTATATGCTGTATCTAAAGCCGAGGTGTTAAAATCATAATCCCAAAATTCAACTAATGGGTCTGAATACATCGTAGCATTAATTTGATAACATGTTCCAGAATTTAAATTGTAAATAATTACAACAGCACGATTTGCGATAATAGTATCTTGAGTCAATGTATACCATATTGTTGTTGTGTTACTAGGATCTATAGGATATATATCAAAACCATCAACAGAAACTTCATGTCTAGATATATCTGAATAGATATTGTCTGTATATAAAGTTACTGACCTTGATGTGTTTAAGTTATCAACTGTTTTCATATTATTTTAATTTAATTGATTTGGATATAAGGTATTACCGCTGCTACCACCTGTAATTCTACCAGGAGGTACACTAATTGTACCAACTGATCCTAATGAACAAAGATAACTACCCGAGGCAATAATATCTCCACCATTCGTTTTACTAATTTCAATAACAATAGTAAACTCAGCATAAGCACTAACATCTTGAATAGGATCATATTGAGCAAAACAATACCAACCATAGTTACCATTAGCATTGGTGTAACTATCTGCAGCACTAATTAGTTCCCAATTGCCCTGAACTGGCGCATAATTTGAGGCTGTCAAACTGGCAGCGTTAATTACAGTGGCGAAGCCCGGGCCAGTAAACTGAATGTTTCCTAACCACTGACTGCCTGTCGGCTCCATTCTTGCTCTTACATAATAACCGGATGTGCCGGTAATATTATCTGTCCATTTATCTGTAAGTATAGACGCTGGAGAAAATCCTGAAGGATAAACAGCATATTGCCCCTGCTCTATTTGTAGATCAAATGTTCCTGTAGATTTAATTCTAACTTGTGTAAAAGCCGGATAAGAGTTAGAAGTGAACGAACTTAATTTACTTCCATATTGGCCAAATGAACTTTGTATCTGATCTGTTATTGTTATATCAATATATGTTGCTGTATTTTCATTTATAGTTACACGAAACTTTTCTGCTATCTCGTAACCTGTAGATGCTGCATCCTGCGCAACCACATATGTGTATGTACCAATTTGGTATCCTGGATATGTAGGAGCACCGTCTGTCATAATAAATTTACCAAACAATGTAGAAGTTGTTAAATCTGCTACAGTAAAATCACCTGTCTGAGTACTTAGACTAAATCCTACTTGAGATCCCACAGACTTGTTCTGTGTTCTTAACTTCAATATCAGTGTAGATCCTTCACTTATAGTAGACGGCGTATCAAAAAACTCATATGTAGCAGATTGTTCAACATCAATTATTTCAACATACGTATTAGCCACAGTAGCAGTATTCTCAGCAGCGCCATTTAACCATGTTTGTATATTGAAATAAACTCTTTCTATGCCTTCAATTAGATTGTCTAGTGCAAAGCCGGCACTAACTGTAATAGGTAACTGATCTAGTATAACCACTTCGCTTGTTAGTGTATTTGCGATAAGATCACCTGCTGTTATATTTGTACCGGTTGCCGTTAATCTAAATGCTCTTCCTGTATCGCCAAAATCAACATTAGTCCCATCCAGAGTAAGTGTTACAGACTCGCCTTCTTGGACTGTGGATGTACTGGCTGTAATTGTGTACACAGTTGGCAAAGCAGGATCATACGGTAGAATTGTTACACTGGTGCTAGTAACAACAGATGTATTCGCTGTGCCGCTGGTAAAATATGTAAAAATATTAACTGTAAATGTCTCTACACCTAAATCATTATCCGTTGCTAAAGTTTTTGTAAAGTTGATAGGTAAAGATAATACACTAGCCAATCCTGTAAGAGTATTATCTGTAAAATCACTGGCCAATATATTTGTACCGGTAATTTCATACTCGAAGGTTCTACCTTGTCCAAACAAAACATCAGTTCCATCTACAGTAAATGTAACTGTTCGACCTTCTGAAATAAATCCCATACTCTTTTCTATTGTATAAACCGGAAATTTACATGGACCTACATGGAATGAATATTCTCCAATTTTTCTATTTCTAACATCAATATTTTGAAGCAAACTATAGACTATTATTGTACCAGACCCTACTATAGAAGTTGTAGTGCTTAAAACCTGTGAAGCTGTAACAATAAATGAATTATTGTCATAAATGGTAGTTATGGTATATGTTCCATTAAACTCGTTAGGAGAAAATCCAGTAAGTTCAACAGTATCATTCTGTCTTATAGCACCCCTAAATTCATTTACTGTAGATACTAAAATTTCAGTACCTATTGCAGTAGTGGTAGATATTGCCACCGATGCTGTATAAGTTGGTCTACTGATTGTAACAATATTATTACTAATATCAATCGCTTGAACTACTGTATCGGTCCGAACAATGAACTGAGAAGTATTTAAAAAGTTTAAAGAATGTCCTATGCGAATATCTTCTACTGTGTTAAGATATAGTGTGTTAGTAGACATTGTAGCAGGTTCTACAAGTCTAGATTTAGAATAACTATTTGTTAAATCACCCCACCCTAGACTCATACCGTAGGAACCTGTGGTACCTATATTATAAGCAGACGAATAGGAAAAATCCATTCCTTTTATTCTTAGATTAGGATATTCTAGACCTGTCATTAATAAGTTTAGATCTTTACCTGCCATAGTTTCTGTAGGTTGATAAAAGTTTTCAATTCTATCAATAGCATTATAATACGACAAGTCTTTTTGATAGACAATTTTTAACAACTGCCCTGATTTTGGAATTCTATCTACAAATACAAATTTGCTGTAATTTTTCTGTAGTGTATTATCAGTTTTACTGAAATTTACTATTTTGTAATCGGAAGACAGAATTAGTTTTCTGTCTAAGGTCGGAAATATTGTTAACTTATCTGTATTGGCAAGGTAAGGTAACTCAAATTCGCTGTTGATTCCATCGCAAATTATTGTATAAGTTACTTCTGTATTCTCTATTTCACCCTTACGAGAATACCTGTCAAACTTCATAGTAATGATATTCTTTCTAGTTGTATCATTTTTGATTATAGCCGAGGCCTTGGCTTCCTCTATAGGATTACCGCCTCTTAAACTAATTGTAGGTGTATCGTAATAACCTTCCCCTTGATCTGTAACAATAATTTTCCATACTTTATTATTTTTTAAATATGCCTTTGCTGTAGCAGTACGAACAACATTTCCATTACTATAAACATAAACTTCAGGTACTGATGTATATCCCTTTCCTCCATAACCTACAACTATTTCACTGACATAATATGTAGAATTATCGTACCAAGTTTTATACGGATATTGACTTAATAAAGATGACTGTCCGGTATATGGAATATTTAAAGATTCATATTTTTCAGATAATGGATTATAATAAGGTGAAACATCAAAATCAGATGTTAGTAATCTAGCATCTTCAATATAAGAATATCCAGCAGTATAGTTTCTAATCTTAGTCCTATAAGGTTTAACCTCAGTGAAATAATCTTGATAATATTGGTTATTATCAATTCTAAAATTAAATGGCTGGTCAAGTTCTCCGGAATTATTTGTTATATTAATGTAACTTGTTTTAAACGCCCAATCTAGAATTTTTTGCTCAGTTAGAGCATACTTAACCGCTTTAAAAAATAGAAGATTCCAATTTACCTTTAATTCATTAGTGAATATATCATCTTTCAAGGCTATCAATATGTTGTACAATTCTATATCAGGAAGTTGATCATATAAGGTTTCATCTAATGAGGAACTGGCAAAAGTAAATTTAGAATTTTCACTGTTCCACAGATTATCAGAAATTTTCAATGTGCCGTTCTGACTGAAAACAATATCAAATTCATTTGAGAAGTTACCATTAGAAACTACACGTTCTAAAATAACTGCTCTTCCATCTCCAATATTTTTAACTTTAACATAATTACTAACTTCTAAACTTAGACTAGATAATTGGTAAACATTATCAATAATAATAGAAGGTGTTTTTAAAGAATCAAAAGATTCAGAACTCCAGTCTAAATAATCCCAATACAATGTGGTATTGAATAATTGAGTCTTTATCTTATTCCATTGACCATTATAATTAAATTCATAAAGCGCCCATCTTCCGTTAGAATTACTATCTACACTTACCAAAGCACTATGATTTCTAACAGCAAGACTAGGTGATTTACTAAAATTAAATCCTGCATTCTCTATAACACATCTGATTACTCTGCCTTGATTATCAATTATAGTAGATATCACCGCCTTGTTATTTGGATTAGGAGTAATCGTTATTTTAGGAGCAGTAGCATACCCGTATCCAGCGTTAATGATATTGGTAGAAACTATAATTCCATCTTTTACAGTACACGATACCTGCGCCTTAACGAAAATTTCTGTATCAATAGCAGTAATTTCTTCTACATCTGTTAAAAGAAAATCGTATTCTCCTTGACTATCATCTGGAATAGGATCTACACTATTAAGATTTTGAAAATTATAAATTCCCGTAATTAAATTTTTTTCTAAAACAGAATTAGCAAAATCAATGATATTCCTTAATGCAGCGAATCTGTCCGCAAATAAGGTTTGTTGAGGTCTAATACCAAGCCCGTATCTATTCCTAAATGATAAAGATGGATCAGGTACTTTATTTCCTAGATTATCTCTACCCAATAAACTATCAATTAACTTTTTATTAATCTGATCATTAGGTAATGTTGTAGAATCACCTTCACCGATTAACATCCATTCAGTGTGTAATGGAATCTTATTGTTAATTTTATCGTAGGCTATATTAACAGAAATTCTATTGCCTATTAACCTATTTTGAACATTACCTAAGGCAAAAGAATTGTCGCTTAAAAATTCTATAAATTTTACTCCATTCGCTAATGGATCAGAAATTAGTGCTGCGACTTGATAGGCAGTTAATCTTCTATTTGCATTCTTAGGTAATATGGTTTTATTTTTTACCCAAAAGAAGTAAACATTTTCAAAACTTCCCGTAACGGTATTGAAAACCTGCTTTACGCTTAATACACTATTATCTGGATATTTTGGTTGTCCGCTAATGCCAATGGCTAGTCCGCCAGCGGTATCTGCAAGGACTGCCCATTCGCTAGGTAAAAGATCAGATTTGACCCACTCGTATATATCTATGCTGGCGCCCGGAAATAATTTACCCCAATTGTTCTTTTTAAATATTTCATTGTCTTGGTTATACCATACATATTTGGCCGTACTAAGATCCCACCATAACTCACCTACATGATCGTCAATCCAATTTGTTTGCGTATCATTAGTAGTACCTGCCATACCGACTGAGTAGACTGCGGGATCTGTAACGAATTTGTAATTTAATTCTTGCTCTGCTATTCCCGGAATTTTACCTTTTAGAGGATCGTATATATCCAAGTAATCAATAAGTTCTTCTTGCTGATTATCTATTAGACTAATTCTTCTAAACAATTCGATATCAACAGATGATTCTTGAGATCTAATTTTTTTCCATATATTCGTGTTACCTAATAATTTAAATTGATAAAATTTACTATTATCACTTGTATAAGATTTAACCTTAGATTGAGGTGCTCCTACAAACAATGACCTATTAGTCGCTGCTAAGGATAAACCATACCTGCCATTTGGTTCTAAATTTACAGGAACTATTTCAGATCCTTGTACAAATTTTCCATTAAAATTACTATAGGCATGTACAGTTCCAGAATCTTTTATACTAGAAACAAATCTAGTTTTATCACTATCAAAAGTTGTTTCCTGTTCTTCTGTATTTTTATTTTTATAGAATTTAACAAATTCTGATTTGTTTGTACCCAAAGAACTAATATACAAAGAAGTCTCATCTTCACTAATAGCAATAGATTCCCCAAACTTCAAATCGCTATTTCTAATAGGATTGGTTATGATTTGACTTAATGAATATTGTTGTTGGTTATCTAACTTTTTATAAACAGCAACTTTGCCTTCTGTTCCAAATGTAGATTGGCTTAATATAGAACTAACAAACACAAAGGTTCCAGAGTTACTTACAGAAATAGAATATCCAAACTGATCGTCATTTCCGAATGGACTGTTCAATGTTTGAAACCAATTAAGATTGCTATCAAAAAGTTGAACAATACCCTTGTTACCCCTATAAAAATATTTAGGAGCACTGATTGCAATAACATCTCCTGTTTTAGATCCTGCTATAGAATCTCCCCATCTTGCACCAGCATTCATAACCACACTAGTAGTGCTTAGAACATTTACAGTACTGGTATTATAAAAATATCCTAAATTAACATTTCCATTTTGAAGACTTAGTTTATAGACATAAACAGATCCAGTACTTTGATAAGCAGAATTACCTGGTGCACCAATTAGCACAGTAGTAGAAGACGTAGATGGAACTTGATTGATGTAAATGCTATGCCCGAATCTAGAATTCTGCATAGTCGTAGTATTTGTGAATGGTTGAGCAATAACCACTTTAGCAACTTCAGAAACATTGGCCTGGTTTCTTGTGCTAATTTTAACTAGACCTTCAGTTTGATTAGTTCTTGGACTTAGAGCATTAGTAGCAGTTGTAATTTTTTGATTACTGTCTATAGATGCTCTAACATTCGAAGCAGCAGGAGCCCCAACTATAAAAAGATCTTTACCAATGTCGTGTACAAGGCTGAAGCCGAAATCAGTAGTGGTATTAACTGCACAATAATTTTGTCCTGCATTTAAAAAATAATCAAAGTTATTAGTTATATTTTGGGTATTAGCAGTTTTTCTAAAAACACTTACCTTTCCATAATTCAAAGAACCAGCAACATGGTATCCAGGAGATGAAACTAATACAGTTAAATCATCATCTCTTGCGTAAATGCTTCGTCCGTAATTTTGACCTAGGGGTTTGGAGAAAGATTTAAATTCTGTACTAGAACTGTAATTGTCTGTTTTTTCATACACAGCCCATTTAGAATTTTCATCATTATCTATCCAAACTTTAGAACCAAATGGTAAATTAAACAGATTTTCTAATTCTACAAAGTTATCTAACGAACTTATTCTAGATGGTTCAAATCTAAATATACTTCCGAATGTCAAAATAGATTCGTTTATAATACCAACCAATGAAGATGCTACTTCAAATTGATTGATATTTGGAATATTCTTTACAATATAAACACCATCAACTTGCCTATTAAATCTAACCACAGAAATAATATCGCCCACTTTTAAAGAATGATGAATATCTGTTACAAAAGTAATAGAGGATCCTGGGTTACTTACAAAAACTCCAGTTACTTTGGCCTGCTGAGAATTATACCTATAAACGTCCCATTCACCGTTTTCTAAAAATCCTAGCCAAATTACTGTACCATTTTTTAGGTTTTGAATATTGGCAATATCTAATAAACTGTTTTTATTGTAGGCAGTGAGATCTATATCATCAGGGTGAACATAACCTGCAGTTAATAATATGTTACCGCTGTCATTATATGTTCCAGTTCTATTTTTAAACACAGATGAAGGATTAAAATTATCTGGTTTGATCAAAATTTCTCTAGGTTGTACATAATGAATCAACTTAGATTCATTTTGATTTGTATTTCCAAATTTAACAACATAGGGGTTTTCTATGTTCAACCCTTCCCTAAGTTGTACCTCTAGTTCACTAAAAGTTTGATCAGAACCATAACTTCCTACCCTAATGGCCCATTCTTCTTTTACATCTATAGATTCTTGATTTTCGTTGTTGCTAACTTTTAAAATCTTATCTATAACATTCTTAGTACCTTTTTCTCTAATAAATCCTTGATAGAATTTATATTGAGCAACTGGATCGATAATTATCTTATTAAGGTACGGTCTAGGTGTATAGCCTATAAGATGTTGAGATAATTCTTGTTGTTTAGTATCAAAACTGTCAATATCTACACTATAAAAATCCTCAAACTGATTTATCTTGTAATCAAAATTCGGCAACAGACCTGAAATTGGTTTTTTACTTAAAAAGGTCCATTTTTGAAAGTCAAATGCTATCTCATTTACAATAGATTGATTAGCCTGAAAATATTGCCCATTAAATCTCACTACCGATCCCGGAATGTAACTTTTGTTTTCTTTCCATGTTTCAATTTGTACATTATCATAGACAAATCCAGGACTAGTTAAATCACCATTCCAATTTTTAGTTCTAAAACCTGTATACTTGATACGCTTTTGACGATATCCTGTAACTTTTTCAAAAATTGTATCATTAAACACCGTTGTATTATTGAATACAATTACATGCTCTTTTTGTACAGAATTTAATACTGCGAAAAAGATCCCATCTTCTGTATTTTTAGTTTCAATAACACAGGCGTTATCAAACCTATAAATGTCAAATCCATCTTTAGGAAAAGATAAACCATCTGCATTTTGTAAACTGTATTCGTATCCTTTTGAAAATAAATTATCAACTATAGAATTATTAGATTGATATTTTAGATAAGAAGCAAAAGGAGAAAGAGTAATTAAATTTCCATCTGCCCAGTTTTGCGTACTCCAATATAAAAACTCTTTACCGGTAAAATACCAATTAAGTATCTCATTTAATTCAGATAAACTTTTATCAAATATAAACCCTTGACTTTCTAACCACGCTCCGTATCCTATAATTAAATCATATACTTCTTGTACACTAGATAATAATGTGCCGTAAGGAACCTTAGTTTCCAAAGTATCAAATTTTTTAGTTGTACTTACAGTAACTCCACCTTTAGTAGGTAGTGCAGGCAATTGTTGAAAATATTCTGAATTAAATTTAGTTCCTGCACTATGAGCAACCTTAACTCTATAATATTTGTTACTGTAAAAAACTATTTGACCTTGCTTATAAAATTTGCCAGAACTAGATCCAGCAATATCTATAGATGTAAGTCCTACATTACCGTCAGAAAATACAGGTTGCCATACAGTGTAAGGTTCAGTTTTCCCACCAACTGTAATTGAACTCATTACATTATTTTTTAATGGTTGATAAACAGTAAAATAAGTATTCTGCCTATCATAACCTTTAATTAAAAACTTACCGTTTTTCTTTTGAACAATAATACCTGATATTCTACTAGATTTGATAGGTACACTAGTTGATAACCTTAATTCATAATCTTCATAGGGAATCACTACACCTGGACTGGTAGACTCTGGATCAACTGCATCAATCTTAAGTTGGATTTTTTCTTTACTTGTAAATCCACCAACTTTGTAAAGTAGATTTAAGTCACAATAACTTAGATCCTGTGCTAGACTATTTCTATAATCTTGAAATAGTCTGTCACCTCTTTCTATAATTAAATTAATATATCCAGCAGTTTGTTCAGTGTTTACTCCTTCTACTAACACTTTTCTAGGATTTAGATAACAATATTGATCAGATATAATAGCCTGTTTTAGGTAATTTAATTTAACTCTACTTAGATCAAATAACTTAGATGTATAATCTGCGGGTTTAAGCAAACATGCAACCACACTTAAGGCAAATGGATAAAAACTGCTATTTCTAAAGGCTACCTCTGCAGGACTATAATCACCAAAAGTCCAATCGGCCTTTCTATCAGAAGGTCCACTTAGTGATAGATAATTTAACCATTGATTAACACCTGCAAAATCAACTGGATTATATAATGTATTGAATTGGGGTCTAGCATATTTGGGCCATGTTCCTTTATATTCGCCGGAAGCAATATAGCCGTTAGTTATGTCAGGCCATACAGAAGATAACGTTGATGAATACGGAGGTAGCCCATATAACCCTTCCCACCAAGACGGTTTTTCATGGAATCCTAACATTTCCCAAGGAGTTGTTTCCATAGATAAACTATCGAAATAATATTTGTTTACACTACGAATAGTTCCTTTAATAGGCTTGTTATATTTTGATTCTTTACCACCAGTTAGGTTCCATGTTTTAAAATTAGCAGGATCGTATGTTATATTTGAAACAACATCTACATTATAAGTTGCAGCCCATTTACTGTATTCTTTTTCTAATAGAGAATTAAAAAGTTGATCATAATCAGAAGTTGTTCTGTTTATTCCTGGTAAAATTGAAAATATATCAAATAAATTCCTATTATATTTTACCTTTATATTATTATATACTCTTTTCTCATATTCAAAAATTATATCATCTCTATAATCGTTGAACACAGCAGTTCTACTACCATCATGACCAATGATCACATCTTTAGGATTACCTGCGTAGTTACCGTCACTAACTATAGAAGGTGTATATGCAGGATATAATCCTAATTTACTAGGTGTTTGAGGAATGTAACAACCTACGGTTGTGTTATATACAACGAATTCTATTAGATCATTAACATCCAGACTTGTTAAAAATTTAACCGAATTACTAGATAAAACAAATTCATAATTTAAACCATGAATTAGTTGAATGCCGTTCTTATATACCAAAATAGATCTGTAACTCAGACTATTTAGATCAAACTCTTCACCAAGATAGTATTCACTATACGACAAGTTAGTTACTGTAATAGTTCTTACTGTTTTATCAGAGCCATAACCTAACATATCCGACTTGTAATATGAATCTCTATTAGACTTTGACTGGCTCATATTAAGTAGAACAGCATCTAACATTTCTCTAGGAGAAGACTGAGTATCAATATTAGATAATTCTCTAATAAAATTATATTTCCATTGATTATACTGATTGGCTCCAAACCTTAAAGATTCGATTAAGTCATGTTCTTTCTTTGTCAAAAACATTAAGGCAAAGGAAATAGGATTATCATTTACAATTAACTTGTCACCTTGTATGGAATAATTATTAAGATCTCTTAAATTACTAGTTCCAGGAAAATTTCCAACAAATCTAGAATCTCTAGATACCATACTCTTTAAATGATCGCTTAATTGCGTTAATGTGAGACTTACAAGATCTTCATTAATAGGATTGCTGTTTAAACTTAAAGGAGTTGAGTAATATCCCAATTCCTCATCTAACTTCCCTTCTCCTACAATATTCAAACTTACAAAACTATTTTGGCTTAGGGTAGAATTAAAATTAACTATTATTTCGTTATTTGTAATTGTAAACGTTGAACTTGTCAAAATATTATTAACAAAAGTATCTACTGACGTAACTGTAGATACATTTCTTAAACTTTGAACTTTAACAGACGATGTATTTTCAGATAATAATTTAGTTTCAATAATAGGAGATGGTATTTCTGGGATTACGGTAAAATTATCTATATAAAAATAATCGCCATTAAGGTCCAACTCTGTAGTTTGTGACCAAATTCCACTTACCCATATATTATTCAAAAAATATGTACCATTATCGGGATTATTAATCTTTAGATAATATCCCGAAATTTTAGTTTTATAGGATATATTATTTTTTACATAATCAAAAGAATCAGTATTGAAATATGTTTTAAAAACGAAACTACCAATTCCTAAAGGTGTGGTTGTTTGTTTTATGGCAACCCCTAACACAGAATCAGGTGTACCAGTAGTTTCCTCATAACCAAAAATTCTAGTACCTTTAAAATTATTTTCAAATCCACTTTCAGAAACACTTGTCCCTGTTTCGTCTAAAACATCAAATAACGGAGGTTGATTAAGGTAAGTGTGTTGTTGAGCGTAAATCCACTTGAAACTAGATTCCTTAAAATAAAAACTTTTGCCAGAATACTTAGTTCCATTGTTCACAGATACGCTATCTAAATCATTTATAAATTCATTACTTGAAACTAATTCAATAGTATTTGTTGTAGTTGTAAAATTAACAACATAAACCTTAGACCTAACTTCAGGATCATTGGCATTATTAAATATTACCCTATATCCAGATTGTAATAGCACTTGGTCTATATAATATCCAACTGAACCTTCAATTTCGGAGAAAGGTTCAACTGTTGAATCATCAATTACATCAATATTTTGAATTGACTTTGATCCAAAATTAAACAATTGAAGATCTGCTTTATATTCAAGGATAGGTCTTTTGGCCCTGCTTTCGTAATCTATTGATAAATCTTCTTTATTATATTCTGCGGTCGCTTCTATTACACTTTTATGAAACCATCTATTATATCTGGTCCACGGATTAAGGTCAGCACTTGCTCTATTAATGGTATAATATTCAGGCACACTTGCTGTCTTTTTATCACTGTCAAATCCTACAGTATCAAAATCGGTATTATCAAAAGTTTCATTGAATGCCGATGAAATATCCCCGGATACTTCAAGGTCCTTTAGATCAATCAATTTGATAGACTTACCTACTCCTTCTACAAGATATTGAGTAGAACTGGTTAATGAATTCTGCCCTTGTACCCATGTCTGTGTAAACATGAGTTTCATACCGTTGCTCAATGGAGGGCCATTTGGCAAATCATAAGACATATTGCCAATAATTTCAGTAAATGGACTAGTTTCTAAATCTAAAACAATAGCACTTGGACCATTTGGTAACCAATAGTATTGATCATAATTAATAAGTTTGTCCCAATCGATTAAAGGATCAAAACTGTAATGTTTTGTTCTAAGTAATTCATCTAGATCATTTACTTGTCCACCATTATTTTTAATGGCACTTAATAAGTCTATATAACCTTTTACATCATTTATTTCACCAGATGCATTTTTGAAGACTAGACCTGGTTCTACTTGATAGTTTGATCTTATAGATTCTGTTTCTGAAATATATGTATCTTTTACAGGATTGTAAAGGCTAGTTATTTTTGATCCTACATAACCATCTACTCTTTCTAGATCTGGAGATTGTATTAATTGATCTAATGTGGCCGATAGAAATTTTTCATTCTTAACTGTTTTAAGATAATCAGGAAGAAAGTTTACTGTTTTTTTATTTTGTTCGGCCATATTATACAGATGTTACAATAGTAGAATTAGTTTGCAATTGGGCTGCTGTGATAGCATCGATAATTTCAATGTTATCTATACCTGCCCCATTCACAAATAGTTCATTGGATAAGCAAGTTACTTCTAATAAACTGCCAAATCCTATGTTATTTTTTGGAACCAATATAAAATTATTAATATCAGGACTGAGTAAATTCATTACATATGCACTAAGTTCTCCGAAATAGAACGTTTGACCGAATTCCCAATTTTCTAAACTAAAGAAATCATCAATGGCACTAAGAATTCTTGTCTTAAGATTATTATCATTAGTGATCCTGCTAGAATTTCTTACAGCCTTAAATGTACATTGTAAAGTTAAAGGCGCCTTATCACCAAATAAAATTTTATATTTTACCGGATGGAAAATAATCTCATCGCTCATGGCCTTAATAGGTTCTAGGTATTGGCTATAATTTTGTTCCAAACTACTACTGGTAGGCACTAAAGGTTCTGTAGATAAATTGCCAATAATGTAACTTCTAAAACTTGTATCATAATTTCGTGTAAGCAAATATATATCTATTATGTTAGATTTGCTAGGATCTAATCTTCTCTGATCTCCACTATTATGTACATATTGGAATTTTAAATTTCTTCTACCCTTTCTTCCAAAATACAAATCAGAAAAGATCAAAGCAGAATTTATGTTGGACCAATACTTGACTACCTCTGTATCTTTAAAGAAATATAATGACCCGTCTACTTTCATTATGTCTGTAAAATAATCTTCACTGTCTAATATTGTAATATCAGTGTCAGTAATATTATAAGTCAAACCGTCATCAGTCCTCTTAAAAAATACATAAAAATCCCCGACAATTTCTTGAAAACTATTAGGATTAGAAAATATTCCTTGATTGTTAAAGTTAAGTAAACTTACCTTAACTCGATTTGGTTTAATAAAACCATCCTCTTCAATCACAACATCATCTATTTGCCATTCATTACTGGTACCAAGGGTTTTAGCATTGAAAGCACTGGCGTCTGGGGTAGTGTTTATATTTAGAATACTAATTTTATCCTTAACTACAGTATTATTAGTATAGTCATAATTCTTTGTGGTTTTGTCTACATAAAATGAAGTTTCTTGAACACTTTCAAAAATGTAATTAAGTATTCTATATCTTATTTGATAGTTTATACCTGTCCAAACAAATGATATTAACCAACTTGAATCTAAAGATTGACTGCCTTGTGAATTTTGAAAACCTAAACTGAATTCATCTACTGTGTTTAAGTTAGCACTTGTTATAAAGTCCCATTCTCTTGTTTCTTCATTCAGTGTAAGACCAAAATTCTTAAATAGAGAACAAGTATTAACGATTTCTGTTTCAATGCTATATGGTAGAATGTCAGGATACTTAGGCAGAACTTCAGCAGGAACTGCATCGCTAGGTATTCTTGTATTAAAAATTATAGGCCCTGTACCATCTATAAGAACATCTGCTCCATTATCGATAACTTGACTAACAGTTGCCCATATATAGGATCTTCCGCCTATAGGAATTGAATTAGTAATTTGAGTTAATTGATAAGGAGTTTTAGTTGCCTGTGTACCGCTGGCAGTAAAATAAGGCTTAAGTTTAACATTTGCCCTATCGCCCGAAGCATATTGTAAAGCGGCTGTAAAAAATCCTGTTCTAAAATCAATGTCCTCTATTGATTTACCATTGTTTATTGCTTCTTTGACCCAATAGGCTAAACCATCATAATCTGGATCTCTATATAATCCATACTTAATACCTATGTTAGTAGTGAATTCATTGTTAGATGTATATAAAGGAAGAATATTAAGGGTCTTAATATAATAAGAATCATAATTATATGATCCTTTTGTTGTATTAACAAAATCTAAAATATCAAACCCTAATGTCTGTAATTTTGATGAATCAATAAATTGTAAATTATTACTCTCATCAAAATATTTCCCATTAGGTGCTAAAAATTTTACTATAGATCCAGGTTGAACATATTTCAAATTGTTGTCAGTATAGTTAGATCCTACAGGAAATGAACCATTTTCGTTGTAAAAGTATCCTCTACTTTGTCCCGGAGTTTTATTGACTTCTTTCCATCTAAGATTTAAACTTTCTAAATTAGGTTTAGAAAATTTATCAAAGTAAAATGCCCTAAGTGGTTGACTATTAACCACTTCAGCCAATGTGTTTTTAACATATGAAAACACCTGTGTTTTGCTTACATATTCAAACTGGCTGGTTGATTCACTTTCTTCTTTATATATTACACCGTCATTGCCGAAAATATTTGTTTTACTATATCTACCCGAAACATCAGATAGGTCAAAATACTTACTTACACCACTAGAGACCCTATTAACACTCTTAACCTTTAATATATCAGAACTGGCATTTAACGGAGCGATATTATAATCCTCTCCTGTAATCATTCTATTTTGTAGATAGTAGGTTTGCGGGGCTCTAAATTGAATTTGGCTATTAGTTTCTGCACCACTTGAATTGTTTACAGCATATTGTAAACTCAAAGTCATTTGAAGAGTATTTTGCTGACCTGACTTATTAAGATAGGGGATACTAATTACTATACCACTTAACTGTTCTGGTTTGATGACATAGGATAATCCGTTACTTTGTCTATAAAATAATCTAAACTGACCTTTAGGTAGATCTCCAAAGACACCGTCTGCAAAATTTATATCAATTTGATCACTAGTCCTAGAAGTAATAGAATATATAGTTTTAAGATTTTTTTGTAAACTATTGTAGATAATATTATTACCTGTTACGGCAGGTACCCTAGTCCACAAGGTATCAAAATTCCCTTGTTTGTTTAATTGCCATAACCACACATCTGAATTGTTTATGTCAGGAGTATTAACACCTATTATTTCATTAGGTACAGGGTTGTTTATGTTAAAACTGCTCAAACTCAAAGTTCCTTGCCTAAAATGGCAGAAGAATCCTGTATTGATACTAGATGTACCTTGATTGTCGTTTCGATATAGAAAACTAAAAGAATTACCCGGAATAGGTGCTTCTTCGTAAATATAGTCTTTTCCAGAAAATGAACAAGGAACTACCTCAAAACTCATATTGGTTCCGTTAATTGCCTTGTTGAAATTGAAAATAGGAGTATCAATATTACTGCTATTAACACGATATTGTTCTGTTAAAATTCCATCAATGGTGCCCTTAGAACTGGATTTTCCAAATACAGAGGTTGTAGCAGAATTTAATATGGTAATAAATTGTTGATACCAATCTGGGTTTACAGAATCATTCCAACTAATTGTTGTTTCTGCAAGATTTACACCATTTAAATCGAATACATTATCAGTGGTAGATATTGATACTACTTTTAAAAGACCATTAGCAGGTAAATTCCTTGAAGGATAGTAACTTATCAACTGCGCTAATCTTAGAATACTATCTCTGCGTTCTGCTGTTTCTAGAAAATTTTCTCTGGCATTTAGATCAATTCTAAAACTTAAATTTTGACCTATAAAAGCAATTAAATCAATAAGAGCAATATATTCGCTAGACTCAATATAATCATTGAAATCTTCAGGAAAATTTTCCTGAAGGTACTGAATCATTGTTCTTCTCAATGTTTCGAAATCATAACTTTTAAAGTCGGCATTTCTAAACGATTGATAGAGTTTTTTCCAATCTTCACTGACTAATAATTTGCTGGTAGTTGAAGGAATCATGTTTTTATCTATAGTAGAATATATTTATTTGTTAATAAACGCTGTATATTATTGTACCCTTAGTCCTATTTTTTGATCAAAAGCCAGTCTCAAAGTAGAAGTTTCGTTTGTACTTTTCATTAATAAAGATATTTCTACTAGGTATCCTTGGTCGTATTCTGTTATTTTAATTTCAAGGGGTGTTACTCTTGGGTCAAAATTACAGATTTCTTTGATATCATTCGTAAGCAAATCATTAACCTGCGGTGTCAACGGTTCCATAATTAAATCCCATATTATTGTACCAAATGTGGGATTCATAACACGTTCGCCCTTGCGTGTATTAAAATGATTAATGATATTTTGTTTGATTAAATTAAAATCATATAATTTACTGGCACTATTATAGGGATCTATAGTGCTAAAACCTTTATAGGTATGGTCTTTAACTGTTTCGCGTTGAACAGTATAACCTGTTGAACTTAATTCTAAATTTTTGAAAGGCATAGTATATTTATGGACCTGCTGAACCTGTTCTTATAGGATTGCCAGAAGAATCAGTAACAATTCCTCCTGTACCACTACTAAGATTTGTACCCTGTAATTGGGCCAAGAAACATTCATAGTATCCTTTCTTTCTAGCCTTAATGTCAGGAGTATTAAAGCCAACAGCCTTACATGCTGCTTCAAAATATCCAGGATCTGTTTGAGAAACCTTACATCTATCTAACATATAAAGAGCACTTACTTGAGCAGCAATCTCTGGGGTGTTTAACAAAGCAGGATTATCCACTAAACTTGTAGGAGTAGATGCCAATCTCTTATCGTAAAGTAGTTGACTATATCTAGTATAATTAGATCTTCCTGTGAGTTGAATATATCCTCTACCTATAAACTTAGCCCCATCACCTGACTGTGTATTACCTAAGCCTTTACCTTTAGCAGTATTTGACCCGTAAAGAAATTCCGGAAGTTGGCTAGGATTTGATGCGTATTGTTGTGCCAATGCTTGATCTCCTTTGAATACACTAGGAAATACCTGTAATAATCTAGGAGCACTATATTTGAAACTTTCTTCAACTAATTTCCATTGACATTCGCCACCTGCTATACCTAACAAAGCAGCGACCGCATATGGACTAGTTAACCCTAATTTACTACATGCTGCCTTTATAGCAGCAATACCGGCTTGTGCTGAACTATTATTAATGTCCTTAGCGAACTCTGGTTTACATGTTCCCGGAGTTACTTCTGGCTGGTTAGCAGACTGCTGAGGTTCACTTGCTCCTCCTTCTTTAGTAGCAGAATTAGGTGCTACTCCAGTTTTCGACCTATCTGCCAAAGTAACGTCTGTGGCTTCTGGCGTGAATTGCTGTGGGTTAATATTTTCATGCTGATCATAAGGCTCATGTGTAGGAACACGTTGCATTATACTCTTAAGATCATCTGCTTTATAAAATCTCGAATCTTCCCATCCTTCTTTTTTCTTTCTGTTAGGCAAGGTAAAAAGAGGCAGGTCAGGCGGAACTTCTGCTTGACTTGCTGTTGCAGGAGCAGGTGCGATAGGACCATTTATATCTACTCTATTTCCAGTAACTATAATTTTAGCATTCGTACCCATAGATAAATTACCAGCGCTACCTAGTTTTATATGAGTTTCACCGCTTAGATCTAGACCGCCGTTAGCACTGACTACAAAATTTTTACCTAACAGCATTTCATAATCACTTCCTACAGTAAATTTAGCAGTTTCCGCTACAGAATAATCTTGTGTTCCCCCTACGGAGATTTTGCTTTTATCATCTACTGTAAGATAGTAGTAACCTCCTATATTCGTTTCCATATTCTTTCCAGATCGAATATGTATATTTCTCCCTGCTTCAAAGTTAATATCTCTATCTGCTCTAAAATTAAAATCTTGTTCTGAATGGATACTAATACTATCCTGCGAAAAAATATCTATTTTTCCATTACTTGTAAATTCTATCCAAGTAGTTCCTCTACTGTTACCTATGTAAATTAAATCCTGACTATTATGAAGCAGCAGTTGGTGGCCGGTCCTAGTTCTCAATCTCATTAATTCATTCTGTCCACTTATGTCACCATCATCCATTACAAACGAACTACCCCCTAGTCTACTTACAGGAGCAGGAGTTCCGTCTCCATATCCGATTTTTCCTCGTTTTCCACTCGGGCTAGCATCTATAGGTCCAGGTGTTGATATCCCAAAAACATGACTTGGTACTTCTCTTCTTGCGCTAGAATTTGTAACTCCCCTAACTGTGTCTTTCAGCAAGCCCTGATTCATAAGCCTATCAGCGAAGGGATGTACAGGCTTAGGCTTACCCATAGGAGTGGCTCCTTCTTTAATACTTGTTTTATGTACCTCAGCGACAGGAACATAATCAACTCCGTATTTTCTCCTTTGTTCTGCTGTTAATGCTGCTTCCCTACTAGCGGCTATTCCGGGTATCATATGATTCTGAAAAGGATCTTGAATACATCCAAACCAATAGCATTGATTAGGATCTCCGTCTATGAATAAAACTAGAACTCTTGTTCCTACATCAGGAGGTACCATCCAAAAACCATAACTTTTTTGAACATCGTTAAAATTACTAGAATTGTTTCCTTCAAATCTAATATCAGTTGACCCCATAAATGGACTACAATAATTTGCTATATATGTTTCAGACTGTTCTTTAATCCTATTTGGTAAATTTTTAATTAAACTAACTTCCAGTCTTCCCATATAGATAGGATCCAAATGACTAGTTATTTCTGCGATATAGGGACCGGATGAGGCCGGCGGATTGCGTCTTCTTTGTTCAAAATTAGATGTCATTCTTTTAACCTAGTTTAGGGTTTTGTAAATTCTTTTTATTGATTAATTTGTTCAACGGATTCTTACCGGCAGATAAACTTCCTAGACTATCGGTAACTGACCCGGAGATATATTGGTCTGGTACAGATCTAGTTCTAGTTAAGGGGTTTATTTGACTGTTTGAACTTTGTACTCTATCAGTGTAAGCATTAATATCAACAGAATTAGTATAAGCATTTATATTACTTAAAGGATTTCGTTGTCCCGTAGGAACATTTGCAAGAGCATCAGAAAGATAATCTCTATCAACTAAATGTCCAGGAATATTCTTAATATTATTAACTCCAAATGATCTAGCAAGAGAATTTTCCCCACCTGTGGATGCTACATAATTAAGGAATTCTGGATCGTTATCAGGGGGAGGGGCTTGAACATAAGGCTGCGTCGCAGGTATATTTTTCAATTTGCTAGGTGACATATTATTCAATATTAGACCTTCAAACCTAGATTGTGTTAAATTTACATTTTCAGGTAAATCACTAAAAGACTCAAGTTGATTTACAGATTTACTTAGTAACCCCTGCCCTAACCCAGATAATAAATTAGGATCTATTCCTGCTCTTGATGCAACAGCACGAGGATCAGATATTGATCCTAACAATCCTGCAATCTTATCCGTAGCATTATTCAATATTCCTGCTGAATTATCCAATATAGAGGCATTACTTATATTACTGTTAGAAATGTTTGATAGTCTAGAAGTAAATGAAATATTGTTTTGAACAAGACTATCAGCGGATGATAAATCGTAAGATGCACCTTCTCCTATTCCAGAACCTGGAGATAAAACTTTACCTGCTGCTTCTAAAACAGAACTAGTAAGACTTTTTTGAAGAGACTTTGTATCAAACATATTATACCCGTATGCTAGAGTTTTTATAGTTTCTGTTACTTTAGAAGAATTTTCAAAATTCACCTTGCTTAAATCAGATAAACCACTTAATGTCAATCTAATATTAGCAGCAATATCATTAGGCAATGGCAATCCCACTTGCCCTGCTCCAGAAAAAACAGAAGACGCTCTGTTAAATGATCCAAATGTTTGGTTTTTCAATGTAGATGAATCGCCGCCTAAGCCTCCGGGGGCATCAACAAAATTAACTCCTTCCCCAGGTACACCTGAACTAGGTAAACCTCTGTTTAAAATTTCAAGCACACTGTTATCATCTGCTCGTTGGCTTAAAGGTACTGCCTCTGAAGTATCTGCCTTAATACCGTCTGATGGATTACGATTTGTAGCCAACACATCTTTAGGATCACTAGGTTCTAGATCAATATCAATAATCTGTCCAGGAATTCTTATAATATCTAATTTTTGTAAGAATAAACCATCCTTAAAAGTACTTTTCACACTTTTAACCATGTACACACCGCTAAACGGCACTCGGTTTGCATCAAACCTCATCATACCGCCTTGTTCAAAACTGTTAATATCAATAGGATTTCTAAAATTTATACTGATATTAACCTGCCCGGCATTATGAGCGGCTTCACCGTCTGTAGTTTGTCCGTTTGCTACACCTGGATTATAATTTCCAATACCTCCTGTTACAAGATAATAAGGATCACCTATAATATCAAGTTCACCTGTTAATAAACTAACACTGTTGATAATTTTTTCGTGCATGCTTCTTGCTAACACACTGTAGGGATCATTTAATGGTAATCCTGCATTGTACCCGCTAGGTGGTTTAACTGCTGTGGCTGTTGGATCTGTTCGTTTAGCAGGACTAGGTATTTGTTGCTTAGGACTTCCCGGGGATGATGGATTTGTCTTAATTTCTACTGACTCGCCTTGTCTTGCGGCAGTTTTTCCGCCAGGTGTTTCCTTATTACCTAAATCTGCAGGAATGGCTTCAAAATATAAATTATTAAAATTTAACCTAAAGTTTCTAACATCTACATTAAGTCCAGTGTAGATATAATTATATTCTCTCAAGGTTGTTTTTTTTAATTTCTTTTCGTCAACATTTTGACTTTCAAAATTTGGAATATTGGTATAATGTACCTTATAAGGAGTGACGATATAGGTAAATTCTTGATAAGGTTTTTTTGTATCAGGATTTATGGTAGGTTTATTTTTTACTTCTATCCTTACAATGAAATAATCAATCATACCATTTGAGTCAATAGGTAACTCTTTGATTAAATCTCTTGTGTATTCGCTGTCTCTAATTACGGCAGCAATTATATCATGAAGATTAGAATTTTCAGGGAATTGAATAACAGTAGTTTCAGGTCTATATTGAATAGTTTCTGGCTTAGTTGATCTACGTTCAGGCAAGGGTTTTTGAACTGCGTCTACTTGATAGGCATTAGGTTTAGGTGATTCCGCAGGATCAATCATTGCATATAAACTATTATCTTTACCAATCTCAACCAATTTACTACTTGCTATAGCGCCTTCTGAATCATCTACCCATGCTCCTCCAGATAATTTTAAAAATTGAATAGAGTAAGAATCATACTCTGACCCAGTTCCCTTTGATTTTTCTTCCGAAAACGCCTCCTGTTTGTTTAAGGCTTTCATTAAATCTCTTAGAATTTCTCTTACATTTTTTCCTGTCATCTTAATAGATTTTTTCAACCTGCCTGCTTGTCCGTAGGCCTTATCAGCGAAAGGAATAGCACTACAAGAATACTTCGTTCCTCGCTCGGTTACCTCAACTTCTAAACCAGTAAACGTGAATACAAAATATCTTTCTGCTTTAGGAACTTTTATAGGATCTTTAAATTCTAAAACATCATCATCTGGATAACCCCAAAACTCTATTTTTAATAAAAAACTGCATGAAGCATAACTAGGATAACCTGCCGCAACTGCAGATGTATGTAATGCTTCTATGAAACCATTTATACTGTATGGTTCAATTACTTCAAATCTAAACTGTACAGGTTGAGTTGTACCCCCCTGTGCGTTAAAAGCCATTATAGTTTCTATTTCTACATTATCAATAAACAGATCAAATTTGCCAGGGCTTCGTTCGTTGAATCCCCCAATTAGATCTGCTGTATTTTGATTATCTTTCTGCTCTCTGGATGCTTTTACTTTTGCGTCTCTAGCATCAAGAACCTCTATATCAGACTTGACATTTTTACTAGATATGCCTTCTTGACCCTTGCCCCCAGATTTTAAAATAACCAAATCTAATTCGCTATCTCTATAATTAGATGGATTGTTTGCTTGATCTTTGTTTAATGCTGCTAAGGTGAAATGGTACGTATAACTTCTAAAAAAATTCAAAACATTTTTTTGTCCACTAAATTCGTATATCTGCTTTTGATCGGCATCTTTTTTTGATTCATTAGTGTTAGTAGGATTATCTGCTTTTTGAGTTTTTCTTTCTACATTTTCAGACGCCGATGGCTCAGTAGGGACAAACGCAGATTCGTATCCTGAATATTCCATGTTAATTTCCTAATACTTTCTTAATAGAAGATAACTTAGGTAGATAAATTTTAGTTCCAGGTTTCATATCAAAAATAGGATCTTTTAAAGTTTCCTTATTTCTAACAGCAAAGACCCACCATAATCTAATATCTTTATACAAATCATAGGCCAATAGATCCGGTCTATTTTCATAGGTAGATGTAATTTCAAATAATACATCATCGTTTTGACTAGGTATATTTCTAAAATTAAGAATATCTAGATAATCATTAGTTTGTTGAGTTTTATAGTAAGGACTATAAGGATTATATGTGGCCATTAGATATATCCTTTACCTGAAAAATTACCATTCAGATAATTATTAACACTAAATTGTTGCATTTCATTTCTACTATACATTGGCAGCAAGGTTAGTGCTATTGTCGATAATACTGGAACGCTAGTAACTTTATCATCATACTTTACAGTGAAAAAATCTACAGAATCGGGCATTTCAATTCTATAATTATTAAGCACAACAGGTACATTACTGAGTTGATCGTCGCCATAACCAAATAATCTACAAACAGGTGGTGGGGCTCCGCTATCTACATCTCCTCCTTTAGCACCTCCAGATCTCATTCTTGAAATAGCACGTAAAAGAACCATTGTACCTATATAGATCAAAGCATCATTTTCATTGTTAACAGAAAACTTACCATTAATAACAATAGAAGAAATACTGCTTCTTTGATAAAAACTCACAGCAAAGTTATTGTGCATAACATTTGTTGTACCATAATCTGCTTTAACTTCATAACTTATTGTAGGAGTATACGGAAAAACTATTCCTTGAAAAGGTTGAAGAATATCTGTTCTCGAATTATCTAGATATTTAGGTGGAACTAAAATCTTAACCCTTAAGTCTCTGCCTAATTTATTGCCTTTTCTATCTATTGTCTGAGTAGATAGTGTAGGAGGACCTGACTTTTCTGCCCCGAAATTTATTCCAGGTACTGATCTTTCTAAATTTAAAGTAGACTTAATAAATCTTTCAGACTGAGTATTATTAGGATCTGTAAGATCAACTATTTCACTTGTTTGGTATTTGGCCAATATATCTAGATCAGATTGGCTAGTATTGGTATATGAATCTATGTCAGCAGCGACCTTAGAGGCTACTATTGCTTCTCTTTCTTCAGAAAATATTGGCAGAGGATCTGTTTGAACTGTTGATTCGCTGGTTAAACCTATAGAATTTAATGTTGGCATCGAGGTTCCACAATTTTATATAATTTGTATTTACCTTATAAATAAAAGGCCATTTTTCCCCTCTTGACCTTTATAACAAATAGTGCTATCATTCTTTCAAAGGAAGAATAATAATAATGATCACCACAAAAAAAGTAAAATACCTAAATAACAGGGATTTATTATCAGAAATCCACAAAAGTAAGTGCAGTTTTTCCAGTTTCGTACATAAAGATTTTAAAGATTATGATCTTATCGTAACAGATTTAAAAAAAATCAATCAAAAAACCATACTAGAAGCAAAGAAAAATAGAGCCAAACGTATAGGATGGTTAGCATTTTCCGAACTAAGAGAGAACGGAGACAAGAAAGTAAAATTAGCCGAACTCATACCCAATCATAAAAAAATAGAAAAAACAGATTTGGTCTTTAGAATCATGACGTTTGAACATATTCCATTGAGCCCCGGACGGAAAAAATCAACAAAAACTACATCCGACAATCACGAAAAGGTCAATTTTCCTCCGTTTCAGCATTGGAAGTTTAATGAAGAAGATGAACTTATCTGTGTTGGAAAAAGCCATTGGAAGGGCGGAATCAAAACTGGTAAATTCTGTAAAGAACACGGACGTATTACCGAAGAGTTAGGTAAGATGTTTATTAAATTATCAGAAAGATATGCTCAACGCAGCAACTGGCGTGGCTATACCTACATTGATGAGATGCGGGGACAAGCCATACTACAATTGAGCCAAATTGGTCTACAATTTGATGAGTCAAAATCAGAAAACCCGTTCGCCTATTACACCGCTGCAGTTACAAACAGTTTTACACGTATCTTAAATATTGAAAAGAAAAATCAAAACATCCGAGATGACATGTTAGTAGAAGCAGGTCTTACACCTAGTTCAACTAGACAACAGGCGCAAGAATTTGCCGAAGAAACGGCTAGACAAGCAGCCCTGTACAAAAATGCAAGAATGCCAAAAAGCGAAGAAACACCTGAAGATGAAGAGGAAACTATTTGACATCTAGGTTAGCAGTTGTTATAATGCCACAGAGGAGATCCTATGGCATTATTTAAAAAAGTAGCATGTTTCACAGACTTACACGTTGGGGCTAAATCAAATAGTATAGTTCACTTACAGGACTGTGAAGAATTTATAGACTGGTTTATCGATAACGCAAAAAAGGAAGGTTGTGAAACCGCCATATTCTTAGGGGACTGGAGCCATAATCGAAACAGTCTTAATTTATACACCTTAAACACAAGTTTAAGATTGTTAGAAAAATTAGGTGCTGCTTTTGAACAATTCTTTTGGTTCCCCGGTAATCACGACCTATTCTATAAAGACAAGCGTGATGTTCATAGTAGTGCGTTCGGGCGCCATATTCCAGGCGTAACTGTTGTAGACTCTGTCACCACTCTAAGCAATGTCACACTTGTACCTTGGTTAGTAGGTGATGAATGGAAATCGATGAAAAATGTAAAAACAAAATATGTTTTTGGTCATTTTGAACTTCCTAAATTTATGATGAACGCTATGGTACAAATGCCCGATCACGGAGAACTTCATGCTGAAGATTTTCAAGGTCCAGATTACGTATTCAGTGGTCACTTTCATAAACGTCAAACAAATGGTTGCGTAACTTACATCGGCAATGCCTTTCCTCATAATTTTAGTGACGCATGGGATGATGAAAGAGGTATGATGGTTTTAAAGTGGGGAGGAAAACCTAAATTTATCAATTGGGACAATGCTCCTAAGTTTAGAACAATTAAACTAAGTGACTTAATAGATCGTAAAGATTCAATAATGAAATCTAAAATGTATCTAAGAGTAAATTTAGATATTGACATCAGTTTTGAAGAGGCTAATTTTATCAAAGAAGAATTTACTAGAGATTACGATATTAGAGAAATAAGTTTAATTCAAGATAAAAGCAATTTGGAAAGTTCATTCGATGATAATCCTGACACAAAATTTGAAAGCATAGATCAAATCGTTACAGAACAATTATTAAACATAGATAACGGACAGTTTGATAAAAAATTACTTTTGGACATCTATAATGACCTTTAAGATTAAATCACTTACCGTGAAAAATTTTATGAGTGTAGGAAACCAAACTCAGGCTGTTGATTTTGATCAGGAACAGTTAACTCTAGTATTAGGATCTAATCTAGACCTGGGTGGCGATGACACAGGTTCCAGAAATGGTACTGGTAAGACAACTATCATCAACGCTCTGAGTTATGGCCTATACGGACAAGCACTGACTAACATTAAAAAAGAAAATTTAATCAATAAGATTAACAACAAACATATGTTAGTCACTGTAGAGTTTGAAAAAAATAATCTTAACTATCGTATCGAACGAGGTCGTAAACCAAATGTTCTCAAACTATTTGTCAACAATAAAGAAATAACAGCAGAACAATCTGAAGACGAAAGTCAGGGCGACAGTAGAGAAACTCAAAAATCAATAGAGCAAATGTTAGAAATGAGCCATACTATGTTCAAACATCTCGTTGCTCTAAATACCTATACCGAACCATTCCTTGCTATGCGGGCTGCTGATCAACGAGAAGTAATAGAACAACTATTAGGAATAACTTTATTATCTGCTAAAGCAGAAGAACTCAAGAATAAGATAAAAGAAGGCAAAGACCTAATCTCAAAAGAAACGTTTAGAATCGAAGGTATTAAATCAGCGAATGATAATGTACAAAAAAGTATCGATAGTTTAAAAATTAAAAGTAGCGCCTGGGAGTCTAAACATGATCAAGAATTAGAAAGTCTAGGTCGTGCTATTGTTAACCTAGAAGCAGTGGATATCGAAGCAGAGTTAGTGTCGCACAATAAATTAAAAGTTTGGTTAGATAATAACAACAAACTAGTCAGTCTCAGAAAACAACAGGCTACTTTAGAGACAGCAGTATTACAAGCAGAAAAGACAGTTAAAAAATACACTTCTGAAATAGACAAACTAAAAGATAAAAGATGTCATGCCTGTGAACAAGAACTACATGATCATAAACATAAAGAAATGCTAGACGATGCTCTCAAGTTTAAGGCAGAGGCAGAACAATATGCGCTCAAGGTAGTAAACGATTACGGTATTGTGGTGAATGAAATAGAAAAAATAGGTCGCCAAGATAAGAAACCAAGTACATTTTACGACACAGAAGCAGAAGCATTAGGACATAAAAACAATTTAGAAAATTTAGAAAAGGCATTAATTCAAAAATCAGAAGAATCTAATCCTTATGAAGAACAAATTTTAGAATTAAAAGATACAGCCATACAGGAAATAGATTGGACATCAGTAAATGAATTAACAAGAGTTCAAAATCATCAAGAGTTTCTTTTGAAATTGTTGACAAATAAAGATAGTTTCATACGAAAACGTATTATAGATCAAAACCTAACCTATCTAAACAAACGTCTTAGTTATTATATAGATAAACTAGGATTACCGCATCGTGTGATATTTCAAAATGATCTGTCTGTGGAGATTACACAGTTGGGACAGGATTTAGACTTTGATAATCTTAGCAGAGGTGAACGCAATAGACTTATCTTAAGTATGAGTTTTGCCTTCAGGGATGTATGGGAAGGTCTTTATCAACCTATTAACCTACTGTTTATCGATGAACTAGTTGACGCAGGCATGGATGCGGCAGGTGTAGAGAGTGCGTTAGCAGTACTTAAGAAAATGGGTAGAGAAAGAAATAAAAACATTTACTTGATCAGTCACAAAGATGAACTTCAAGGTCGAGTCAATAATGTGCTCAGGGTAATTAAAGAAAATGGATTTACCAGTTATTCGAATAGTTTAGAATATGTCGACTGAACAAGTATTAAAGTATAGGGAACTTTACTCAAAATATATAGAGTTAAGTTTAAATTTGCATAACTATCATCAGTCGTACTTAAAATTATACACAAAAAAAACTGCCAAAGAGATTAGAAATACTATAAGAGATCTTAGAATTGTTCTACACGAGATGTTAAAATTAAATCCATTAGTAACAAGAGAACAACTAGATATTTGGAAAGCAGAAGTAGCAAATAGAAAAGAAATTAGACCAGACGGAACAGTTAAATTAAAAAGGAACAAAAATGTCAAACGAAACAACCTCAACCTCAGATCAACTCAAAACACTATTTGAAGATTTTCTAAAAGAAAACGAAAAATTTGAAAAGGGCAATGCTGCTGCTGGTACTAGAGCCCGTAAGGCCTTAGCAGATATGAGCAAGGCAATTAAAGCCCGTAGAAATGAAATCACTGCAGAAAAGGCCGCAAGGAAAGAAGCGAAAGCAAAATGATTGGTCAAAAATACAAAGATATACCTTGTAAAATCTGCGACAACCCTACCAGTGTTTACGGTATAGTAGATTTTAACAAAAGTTGCGAAGAAATAAATGGAGTACAAGTACTTCCATACTCAGGAACGGCTGTTTATTATCATCAATGTAATCATTGTAAATTTATTTTTACTGTAGATTTCGACGATTGGTCACTTGATGACTTCCTTACTAATGTATACAATGAAGAGTATAAACTAGTCGACCCTGAGTACGACGAAATTAGACCAAAAAAATTAGCGCAGTGGATCTTGCCTTTTTTAGATAATAACAAGGAACTTTCTATATTAGATTACGGAGCCGGTACTGCGCTATTTGGTTCAGAATTAAATGCTCTAGGCTTTAGTGTAAGTTCTTGGGATCCTTTATGGAAAAAAGATCCTGACTTTGATAAGGATGCTAAATTCGATGTAATAACAGCATTTGAAGTTTTAGAACACACACCAGACCCGTATGAAACTGCTAAAGAAATTATAAACTTCAGTAAAGAAGGGGAAGGTCAACTTGTTATACACACACTCACAAATGATATTATTAGAAATGAAGGTGTAAATTATTGGTATATCGCTCCTAGAAACGGACATGTTTGTATGCACAGCAATATGAGTTTAGATATTTTATTTGATAACTTAGGAATGACTGTACAACATCTAGCACCGAATACGCATATAATTTCCTGGAAAGAATGACTTGGTATTATAAAAATACCTTAGTCACAGAATTACCGGAAGATTGCATAGGCTTCGTATATCTTATCACAAATTTGGTCACAGGCAAAAAATACATAGGCAAAAAATTAGGCAAATTTAGTAAAATTTCTTATAAAACAGTAAAACTAAAAAACGGCACAAAGAAAAAGAAACGAATTAAATCAAAAATAGACTCAGACTGGCAGACATATTACGGCTCAAACGATTATCTCAGCAAAGACGTAGCACAATTAGGCACAGACAAATTTCATAGAGAAATATTATATTACTGTAAATCAAAGGCAGAATGTTCATACATTGAGGCACGAGAACAATTCACAAGAAAAGTTTTAGAATCAGACGAATACTATAACGGACAGATATCTGTTCGTGTCCATGGCTCCCATATTAAAGGCAAATTACTCGGTTAAAGGCTAGCGCAGGCTAATTTCATGCGCCCTAGACCTGGACTTCGTGTCGCAGGGACGGAATGCTCACCGCCGAAGTGAGAACTCAACCACTACCCTACCCGGATGAAGATCACTAATTGCCGTGATTTGGTTGTTTGAATAGGTTAAACCCAAGGCAAAAAGACGCTCTTAATAGAGCACGTTTTACAAATGTGATAGCGTATATTTGTAAAGCCGCCGTTGTATGAAGACGGGGATGGAGGTACCGGACAACCGCCTCTGCTAAACACCCTAACGCTGTGTGACTATGCTACTCAGATGATGCATAACTTCGCCCGCCCTGGGCGAAGTGTGACCACTTAATCTAGATGATACTAAAAGACAAAAATGCTTCGAGTCTCGTAGACGAAGAAGCAAACGAACGCAGTTCGTTACTAAATACCGGATACTGTCAATAAATCATGAAATTATATCAAGCCCTGGGTCAAGAAACTATATTTGAAAGTATAGGTAGTAACGATCCCTATTTCCGTAAATGGCAAAAAGAAATACATCCTGTTCTATGTGAAGTTGCTCTACAACCTGATCAAATAAATCAATTATTCAAATCGATTGAGAAGGGCGGAGGGAGAAGTCTCATAGGCAAGGCCAAGGATGCTGCCGGAAAAATTAACAACATATGGTTTGATAAATTCGGTGGTATGCTACAAAATAGCACTCCTGTCCAAGCATTTGATCAAAAATATGAACAACTTAAATCAAGCATAGC